CACCGCCTGCGGTGCAACCTGTTCCACTTGAACCACCTGTACCACCGCCGCCTGTGCCACCAGCAGAGCCGCTACCGCTACTATAACCACCACCACCGCCACCTGCATAAGTAACAGAAGTGCCAGTTATTGATGATGCTAGACCATTGCCACCAGTTGCAGTTGAATTTGCCGCTGCATTGCTTCCGACTGCACCTGCGCCTCCACCACCTGCTCTTGCGGTGTATCCCGTACAATCGCCGCCTTTATTTCCTTGACCTGAAGTTCCATTAGCACCTGTTGCAGATGATGATGAATTTGTTCCAGCACCCGAACCTGAACCGCCCGAAACCGCTGCGCCAAATGCACCAGAATCTCCGCTAGTTGCTGAACCACCACCACCTGTTGCAGTAATTGATGAGAAAACTGAATTGCTACCATTACCGCCAGGAATTGCAGCACTATTTGCGCCAACTGTTCCACCTGCTCCAACGGTTACGGTTAAAGCTACACCTGAAGCAACTGCAAAACCTGTTGCTGTCAATAAACCGCCAGCACCTGCGCCTGTTGATGAAGCAAGTCCAGTTGAACCGCCACCGGCATAACCACCCGAACCACCGCCACCAGCAACAACTAAGTATTCAACAGTTGGAGTTGCGTTAGATGAACTGCCGAACCTATATCCACTTGCAGATGAATTTGCTAACGCTGAAAGTATTGGCATCTTTTCCCCTTATGCGAATTTGGTTTGTGTTTCAAAAACTGTGTAAGTAGGCGTTGCCGCTGTCTTGATAATTGTGAAAGTGTAGGAATCAATTGCGCTGGCGTTACCTGCTGAAATTGTGGCAGGAACCTTTGGAGTTACGGTTGTGCCATCAATCTGAATCACGCTTGGATAATAAGCAGTTGAGCCGTTGGTATTTAGCCAAACCAAAGTAATTGCATCTCCTACTGCTAACTTGCTTGCCAAGGTTGCCCCTGAGCTGTAACGGAAATTTAGCGTGTGATTGGCTGTGGCATTTGAGGTGTAGTACCAAACCGATGCGGTTGAAACATCAAAGTTGATTGTGCCAGTTGCCGCCGAAGCAACAACATTGACATCCTCCTCAAGCCCTCTGACAATGCTTTCATTTATGCTGCTTGTGAAACCGCCATTGATTGTTGGCGAAGTTAAAGTTTTATTGGTAAGGGTTTGAGTACCTGTGAGGCTAACATTTCCAGTCGCAACCCAGGCTGACCCGTCATAGTATTCGTGAACATGGCCATCTGTGCGATAGGAAAGCATTCCTTCAATCAATACGCCTGAAAGCGCCGTTGTGCGAGTAGCAGCATCGGCAAAGACCATGACAGTCTGCTTCATCAAATAGTTATTGACATTTGCTGCTGTTAGCACTTCACCTGTGCTGAATAGCTTGTATCCACCGGCCATTTATTGCTCCTTAGTAACTTAGAAGTCCGTCTGTTCCATCCAACACTCCGACTGAAGTGTTGTCCAAAACAAATGCTTTGATGACAGGTTCAGCCGTCATCAATTTTGTGTCAAAACTGCGCTTGGTCATATCATGGCTCACGCCTTGAACAAACAATGTCTTGGTTATGCTAGTGCTTCCTGGCATTGTTTTTGTCACCTTAATTGGCGAGAAAATATCCAGACTCAAGCCAGCCTGAATTCTTGTTGCCGCACTATCTGATGGATCAAATAGGTTCAAGCCAAGTGAGGAAATGCGAAGGGTTGCATCCTTACGAGTAGCCAGCAACATTTGCGCTTGGCTTAGAGCCTCGGCATCGGTTTGAAGGTAGATGCCAGATCGAACGCCGACATGAGGAAAATAGGTTGTCTGTGAAGTTGAGTCAACAACTTGCTGCGCCGAGCCGCCAAGCCTTTGAACGGTGACATCGTTGACGATAAGAATGTCATCATGCATCAATTCAATTGTTTGGTAGCCAATATCTGAGCCACTATCGGAAAAAATGGTTGTTGGATTAGCTGCTCGATTTGCCAAATTGGTGCGAGAGTAAAAAAGCAAATCGCCTTCATTGTCGGAAAATAGACCGCCGAATTCTGTCTTATCGCCAACCAGTTGAACTTCATCAAGCATTCCTCGATTGGCTGTGCCTGGATCAGCTTGAACCGTTGAATCGCCGGTATCAATCTTGCGAGCAACCGTTGGCCATGAGGCTAGATCAAGCAACTTGCCAATTCTTGATCCTGTGCTTTCTCCTGCTGTGGCAGTTGGAACAGTAGTGAAATGGAAGTTATTGAGAAGTCGGAAGCCGTCAACGCATTGCAGAGTAACCTTGGAGTAAGCATCAATTCCAACTTGGAAGTTGGTTGTGAATGACATGACGAAACCATAGAAAAGTGGGTATCGAGTGCCATTGTAATCGGCAAAGATTTGAATCTTGCGTAAAGGTAAAAGTTTGCCGTAGTAAGGACTTGAGGTGTTAGAAGGATTGAAATAGCCGTTGTCATCGCGCAAAACGATAGTGGCAGTTCCAGCCTCAAACTTGTCAAGGATACGGTTACGGCCTCGGCGAATTGATCCTGAAACCGCAATGTCCGAGATGTCAACTCGGTCATTTGCGTTTGCTAATTGTCCAGTGCCAAGCAATCCATAGACAGGATCATCCAACTGCATCGCCGAAGTGATAAATTCCGCACCATCGGTGAAGTCAATTATTGCTCCGAATATAGGAACTCCTGCGACTGACATTTAAAGAGTCAACGCTAACGCTGTGATTTGCTTACCTGACAATTGGCTATTGAGTAAGCTCTGACGAATTGTTGAGATTAAATCGGCTTCGCTAGTAACGGAACCTTGAACATTGACAGTGACATTGGTTGTTGCTAAACCACCGCCACCCATTCCAGATGTTGCGGTTGAGCCAAGATTGGCAATGTCAACGGTGCGATTAGCGGTTGCGCCAACGGCTGCGGCTAATTCTGGATTCTGATCCAGAACATATTGAGGAAGGCTGCCGCCAAAAGTGCCAGCACTTCCGCTTGTGCCGCCGCTTATATTGCTGCTGCCAGTGCTGGCGCTAGGGCTGGTGTTGGAATAAGCAAAATAAGCGGAAAAATAACTATTAAGAGCCGCTAATGCATCAACCCAAGATTGCTTTGCAGCATTGCCAGGATCGGCGAAAGTGCTTGAAAATACTATGCCATCTTGAACCTGCTTGGCATAGGCAAGAACTTGCTCGCGTGTCAATCCCCACTTGGCCATCAAGTTTTCAATCTCAGCTGAGGATAACTTCTCATCGGCTAATGCTCGCGCAAAGTCAATATATTTAGAGGCTTCCTCTTTAGTCAGACCCCAAGCCTCATAAAGTTTCATTATCGCATCATCGTTGCCAGGTGTGGAATTTGCCGCATAAATCTTGGCAACATATTCCTCGACTGCCATTGTGGAGATTCCCCATTTAGAGGCAAGGACTGAGATTTCCTCAGTTGAAATCTTGTTGTCGGCAAGAGCTGTAAGAAGGTCGGCATAACGGGCGGTTGCCTCGTTTGATGCTAATTGAGCAGCAGTGGCGGCAATGATTGCATCAATGCGAGCCTTTTCCTCAAGAGTTCCCTGCTTCAAAAGATTAAGGCGAGCCGCTTCTAATTCAATTGGATCGGTTTCAGTTGTTGGAGTAATGCCCATTTTCTTAAGCTGAGCAAGAACTTTGGCAGATTGAATTTGTTCTTTAGTTAAATTTTGCGTTGAATTAGTTAGAGAATTTGTTGCAGTAGTCATTGAATTCAAATTTTTGACAACAAGTGGGGAAGTTGCAGTTAATTTGACATTGTTCATGTGAAATTTGCCAAGCCATTTAGCGCCAGTGTCTAACGCTTGAGAAGTTTTGCCAAGACCATCTGCGGCTGATTTCGCCCATTTTTCCACGCCTTTATTGCCGGCAAGCCAAGCAACTGCGCGAACAACTTGAAGGACAACGGAAGCCAATTTTGTAAATATGGAAGCCGTTTCAAGAACCATTGCAGCAACTTTGGCCAAAATATTCACCAATTTAACAAAAGCATCGGCAACTGGTTGAATATATTTTGGATTCTCGCGAAGGAAATTGATCATTTTAACAACTACGGGAATCAAAGTGTCATCAATAAATTTGACAACTGCGCTAAAGACTGGCAAAAGCAATTGACCAAGCGAGTTGGTTAGTTCCTCAAACTTAGCCTTCATTGCTTCAATTGGATGAGTTTGTGCGTATGCCTCAGCTTGACCCTTTAATGCTTTGGTCAATTGATCGGTAATAATTTTATATTTTTCAGCAGCAGTGCCATTTTTAGGCATTATCACGCCAAGAGCAGCAAGAGATTTTGGCACTTTTCCTGAAGCGGCTTTTCCAAGCGCAACCATTGCATCCGTTAAAGTCATGCCTGTTGTGCGAGCAATATCAGCGGCAAGACCCATGTTTTCCATCGCTGTTGTTGCGGAATGGAAACTTGTTGCTCCGCGAGCAAGAGCATCTGCGGTTTCTGCTGAAGTAAAAGCAAGCCCAGTCATTTTTTCAACAAGGTCTTGAACTTCTGTGCTAGTAGAATTCAAAGTTGAACCGGTATTGGCAAAAGCAACATTCATCTTAGAAAATGCGCCATTTACCGCTTCGGCAACCTTGATTGATTCAAATCCAAATTTGACAATTTCTACAACTGCAAAGGCTTTGGCAAGTTTCTTGCCCATTTCCTCAAATTGTTTTCCAAAGGTGTTGCTGTGCTTGGAAAAGTTTTGCAAATCTTTTGTAGCTGCCTTTGTGCCTTTGTCTGAGTATTCGGAGATTATCCGAGCAATGACCGCGCCTTTTGCCATTTAACTCTCCTTTAACTCTTTTGGGATTCTAGGGCTTTTTGCAAATCTATTTTTGCTTGTTCAAGGGCATAATAGAAAGCCATTTCAATTCTAACTCTGTCGCGATCAACAATTCTGTAAATCAAGCGAGAGGTTTCGCCAAAACGATTGTGCAAGTTTTTCTTGAAAGCAATGCTTCGTGGATCTGTGCTTACTTTTCGTTTTCCTCGACCGGCTAATTCAAGGATTCTGCCAGCTGCGGATTCATTAAGAAGTGCGCCAGCCGATGTTGTGTAATCGCCTTTTCTAACCTTGCCTTGAGCTTTTGAACTTTTGATGCCTTGAACAACTTGGGCGGTATCCCAACGCGGAAATGGGCGTTTGTTGGATGTGCTAGAAGTAGATTGCGATCCAGCCTTCCAATTTCGCAATGGAGCATCATTAGAAGCGGCATATTCAACTGCTAAGGCCTGAGCCGCTTGCTTGGCTTGACGAAGTTCTTTGTTGATAACTTTGTTGAAATTTGCCAAGTTATCTTTGTCAAACTTTTTCAAGCCAGCAAGCGTTTCATGGAGACCAGTGATGACAAGTCGTTCTTGAGCCATCACTGTTCTCGCTTTCTGTTCTTTTCGTTCAAATAAGCGTAAGTTGCTTCCAGAATTCCGTCTGGAGCATCAAGCCATTCATTAGGTGGAATTCCTGTCTCCACCGAGAGAGCTGCTATTGAATAGGTCAGGCTGTCTCGGTGGATTCTAAGGAAGGGTCAACGACCAACTCAACTGATTTCAGAGTGTCAAGAAAGTCTGCACCAAATGGCTTAACTACGATTCCATTGGCTTTAAGCGATGCCCAAGCAAGATAGTAGAGATGTTCAAGTTTCTGTTCATCTCCGATCAACTTGCCCAAGCCTTTGTTGAACTTTTGCTCAAATTCAACGATTACTCTTGGCCGTAAGGAAAAGGTGTGTTCAGTTCCTTCAACTAGATTGATTTTGACGGATAATCCATCCATGTTTTAACCCCTGCTTTCTTAGTTGTTATGAAGTTGCTTTTGCAATTGTGCCTGAAACAGGCCAAGTGACTGATGCTGTTGATAACTGACCGATTCCACCCTTAAGTGGTGACCATTCAGAAACAATCGCTGAAACGGTGTATTGAGGATTTGTCGTTGTGGTTGTTGTTGCAACTGGCTTGATGACGATTGAGGTGCTAGTTCCAAGCAACGGATAGATTGTTGCTTCAACAGCTGATGCCGCAAAGTCCTGGATAAAGTCAAGAGTTACGGAATTGTCAGCAAGTCCGGCAACTCTGGTCTTGGCTGTTGAGCCAAATGATGTGGTCTCGACAATGTCATATTTTGTGTCAAGCGTTACGCTTGTGATATATGACGAAAGATCGGTTGAACCGATTGTGATTGATGGGTTTGTGAGGACTAGCTTTGCCATTATGCAACCGCCTTTGTAATAGATCCGCTAATTGGCCAAGTAACCGATGCGGTTGCTAACTGACCAATTCCACCCTTAAGAGGTGACCACTATGAGATGAGCGCGGTGAATGTGTATGTTGGATTTGTTGTGCCGACAGCAGATGAAGTTGGTTGAACAACAATTGTGGTTGTTGATCCAAGCAACGGATAGATTGTTGCTTCAACATTTGCTGCTGCGAAGTCTTGCATAAAGTCAAAAGTCACTGAATTGTCAACAAGTCCGGCAACGCGAGTCTTGGCTGTTGATCCAAATGCAGTGGTTTCGACAATATCGTCTTTCGTTTCAAGAGTGATGCTATTGATGTGATCACTAAGATTGACTGAGTTGATCGTTACCTTGGCATCTGTTAGGACTATTTTAGCCATTGATGGTTGCTCCTTCAGAGATTGCTGATGTTGATTCTACCACTGGCGCGGCAGTTTCTTTTGAGGTTTCTGTTGAACTTGCTTTTGTCGCATCCCCCAAGATGTGACCGCCTTCAATGAGTGCTTCGATGTTTGCACCCATTTCAAGCAATTCTTTGTCTGTAATTGAATCGCCTTCAACTTTCTTGCAGTCAAGGCGATTGCTGATGATTGTATAAGTCATTTGTTTCTCCTTATGACTGGGCTTGGTAGCTGATAGTAAAGTCAAGGACAACCGCGACTCCCATATCAGTTTGGCGATAGTTGACTGTGTTTGCGGTAAGGATTGCGTAAAGGCAAGTTCCGTCAAATGTTGAATTTGAGCGAATAACTGTGTCAATTGCGCTTAAAACTGCAAATGCCCTAGTTCTGCGAGATGCAATGTCAGTTGTTCCATCTTGCGACCATAGTGAACAGGAAATCGTTCCCGATTCCTCATGCAAGTCTGTGAAGGCAAATGGCGTGTCTTGGATATTGCCAACCTGCATTTCAGAATCGCCAAATGAACCATCGTGGCCAATGGCGATTGCATCTCCTGGATAGGAGAAGTCAACTTCAGCGCCGTCAAAGATTCTTATGCCGGTCAAGGATGAGGCAGCGCCAAGGGCTGTGATGATCTTGTTGACCATCGTTGGAAATGCCATTGAGACTGTCATGCGATGCCAGGGAAGCTAGTTGGGTCAAGAAGTTCCATCGCTCTGCGTGGCAAGGAATAAGTCGGTGTTGTGTAAAGCTCATCGCCGCCAAGTGAGCGACCCATCACACTCATTGAACCGCGCTGTGTCTGCCATAGATGACGGATAATCTCAAGAACGCCTTGGCGAGCAGCCATTGGAGGATTGACATAGCCAGCGACATAGGTAATGGAAATGTTATTCATTCCCTGCACCCAGTAACCATAAGAGTTCGTGGCATAAAGTGTGCCTGAGCCAATTCGATAGAGGCGCTGTCCGGTGTAATCAAGGACATAGGCACTTGATGAGACAGCCAATCCATTTTCAGTAACCGAAGTGATGGAAATTGCCTTTGGATTGCGAATGCGAATGAATTCAGTGCCGCCGTCATAAAGTTCGCTGGTGAAAGTTCTGCGACCTAGAACCTGTCCGACATAAGTTTCAGCCAAGTCGGTTGCTGCATCAATGAATCGGCGCAATTCCTCATCCAAAGTTGTGTCTGTGGTTGGAATGTTTAAGTGAGCCTTAACCTCATCAAGTCCGACAATGCCAAGATCGGCATAATCTCGAACTGTAAATTCATCGGTATAAGCTGAGGCGTTTGTTCCCGTAGCAAGCCATCTAACCGCATGGCGGCCTGTTTGAGTCGGGGAAAAGTCGCAATTGTAAAGTCCAGTTGAAGGATTTGTTACCGAACCCGTTGAGGTGGTTCCGTCTGGAAGGGTAATTGTGCAAGTGACCGCCGAAGCATTGGCATTTGCGCCAGTTGAATCAGTGATGGTTATTCCAAGCGGAATGACATCTCCTAAGTCATAAGTCATCGAGATCTCCTTGTGATGGTAGAAGTGGCGCGTTCACGATTGCTGATTAGCGAACCGATTCGGGGTCTTAAAATAATTGTTGATCCAACTCTTAAATTCTTATTCGGATTCATTGTAGCCCCGACTCTGATTCTTTCAACAATAGATGCGCCAGTTCTGAACTGATTATTCATTGAAGCGCCGCCGGTGTAGGCATATCCCAAAGCAGTAAGAGAAATCAAGCCCGAAGCTGATGTGGCAAAGTAAAGATTGTCAGTTGCAGTTGCTACAAGTTCGATTGAGCCTGAACCTGTTGTGGCGTAACTAATCTTTGAAAAAGTTCCA